CGCTGGGGATATGCCAGAATGGTACAACCCTAGCAAATACAAATCTGTTTCAGAACAAGCCAAAGCGTACACAGAGTTAGAAAAAAAGTTTGGAGGATTTACAGGCGCACCTAAAGATGGATACAGCGGTCCTGAAGGAATAGAGTCTGATGATGGATTATTATCAGAGTTAACTGAGTTTGCTAACAAAACTAATATGTCTCAAGACGCATTTAATGATGCATGGCAATTGTTAAGCACTCAAGGTGAAGTAGCTGAAGAATACAATCAAGAGCAAGAGTTGTCCAAGTTAGGAGACAACGCACAACAGCGAATTAAAACTGTTGAGGGCTTTATGAAAAACAATATGAGTGCTGATGATTTTGAATCTGCTCGTAGTTTGGTAACTTCAGCAGAGTCAGTTCAACTAATTGAAATGTTAGTTAAAGCTACAGCCCCAACTAAACTGCCAATTGAAGGTGGTGAAAGCCCTACGGGTCTAACTTGGTCTGATATTGAATCGGAAATGTTTAAAAAAGATGAGCAAGGTGGTCTTCTTCGTAGCTCTAGTGTAAGCCACGATGCAAAAATTAAACAAATGATGCAGGATTACGGTGGAAATACGCCACATCACCGGACTGTTGGTTGATAACATAGGGGTATTCAAGGTATAATTCAATAACTGGATACCCTTTCTTAAAGGCCCGGTAAATTTAGGTTGAATGCTGACCAATTTACTGGGTACTCAGCACAAACCTTGAAAAACTTTTTATTAATTACTCTTTTTCGAGGAATCTCCCATGAGTAAAAATCTATCTGCTGTAGCTGTCACCGAATTTGACAGTATGGTCAAGCATGCCTATCAAGGTACTGGCCTATTGAGAGGTGCTGTAACTCAGCGCAACAATGTAGTTGGTGATACATATAAATTCCGTCGTATGGGCAAAGGCCTTGCTAACCAGAAGTCTACTTCTGACCTAGTAACTCCTATGGACGTATCACACGAATTTAAAACTGCAACTTTAAGTAACTGGAATGCTCCTGAGTACACCGACATGTTCGATGCTCAAGATGTTAACTTTGATGAGAAGCAAGAACTAGCAAGCACTATTGCTATGGCTCTAGGTCGCAGAACTGACCAGCTTGTTATTGATGCGATGGATGCCTCTACTCCGCTAACTGCTACTATTAACACTAACGTGGGTGGAAACAACACTAACCTTAACATGGCAAAGGTTATTAAAGCTCAAGTTGAACTTCGTAATCAAGGTGTGCCTAACTCAGAATTGTTTGCTGCGGTAAACGCTCTTGGTCTTGGTGGACTTCTTAATGACGAAACCGCTACTTCTGCTGACTATCAAGCTATTAAAGCTCTAGTAAGCGGAGAGATTGACACATTAGTCGGCTTTAAGTTTATTATTCTTGAATCTCGTATTGAAGGTGGTTTAACCACTGCTGGTGCCGTAGTCGATTCTTACTTCTTTCAACGTCCTGCTATTGGCATTGCCATTGGTATTGACATGAAAACAGAAATTGATTGGGTTGCTGAACGTACTTCTTGGTTGTGTAACGGAATGCTGAAGGCTGGCTCTGTTGTGCGCGATGAAGGTGGTTTAGTTAAAGTTCAATACACTCAAACAGCATAAGGAAAATATTATGGCATTTGCAAGAGCAGGATTTTGTCGCATTGGCGGCAGTGGTACAGGCGGCAGCACTTGGCAGTATACTTCTACTGATGCTAAGGCTGTTATTGATAACGCAGATTATTTTCTTGCGGCCCTCAGTGAGTTAAGCATAGGTGATTTAATTATTTGTAAAGACACCACCAATGCTGCTGCACCAGTAGTGCATTTAACTTACATCAAGACTCAAACCGCTACAAGCATTACAGCGGCTGCGGGTATAGTAGTAACCGCGTAAAGTAAAAAAGCACAACGTCTGGGGGGTTCGCCCCCCTTTCTTTAAGGAGAGAAACATGCCAAAAGGTACAGGTACATACGGAAGCACTAAAGGCCGTCCACCAAAAAAAGTTAAAAAGCCAAAATAATAATCTGAGGTTTATATGGAACTTAGAAAATACTCAACAAAAGAAAAAAAGGCAATGAATGCTAAATCAGCATCTGATAGGGCCGAAAAAAAAGCAAAAACAAAAGCTGCGCTTATTAAAAGACAAAAAGCAGTAACAGCTAGACAAAAAGTAGGCGAGCAAAAGCGAAAAGAAAGGCAAGAAAGAATAGATGCTAGAAACGCTAAAATAGCCGATGCTAGAAAAAACCGAAAAAAAGTTGGCGATAAAAGGCGTTCAACAAATAAATCTATGCTAGATCATTTAATTAAGCATTAAATAAAGGCAAGAATAATGGCAACAAAGATTGGGTTAATTTCTAACGCTTTGATTTTGATTGGTGATTTACCAATTACATCTTTAAGTGGAAACTCACGAGCAGAAACTGTTGCCAACAACCTGTATGACAACATTGTCCAAATGGAACTTACCAAGCATCGGTGGGGATTTGCTAGGCGTAAAGCGCAGTTAGCATTAACTACAGAAACTCCAATTGGCACCGAATATCAAAACGTGTATCAGTTACCTACTGATATGCTTGTTCTTATTAAACTAGACCCGGCAATCCAATACAGGATATATGGTAATAAGGTGTATGCAAATACGTCTGGTCCTTTGTATTGTGACTACATTGCTAATGTGTCTGAAGGCGAGTGGCCTGTCTACTTTGCTAAAATGATTGAATACGCTTTAGCTATGGATTTTGCGCCCTCTATTAGAGACAGTGCAGCATCAGCCGAAGTTAATGCGGGTAAGTATACAAATGCCTCACGAATGGCACGATACACAGACTCCCAGCAATATCCTACCGAGCCGCTTAGAAGCCAACCCTTTATTAATGTGAGGCGCTAATGCCTAGATCAAGTTTTCTTCAAAGCAGTTTTGCTAGTGGCGAACTGTCTCCGTTATTAAAAGGCCGTACAGACCTAGAGCAATACTATGCTGGTCTAGCTACTGCTGAAAACGTGGTTATTGTTCCTCAAGGTGGAATGAAAAGACGGCCTGGAACCGAGCATATTGGCGATGCTATTAGAAACACTACGCATTACACATCAGGGTTTACGCTAACAGTTCCTAACGGTGGTACGTTGTCTCATGTAAATGATCTTAAAGATTCAACTAATAGTGTTACTACTGCTAGCATTGGGACTACTGGTGTAGGTGCTACAGAGTATATAGTTGCTCATTATGATCTAAGCACTCAAACTACTGGCGTTAGATTTGTAGATGTAAGGGGTATTAAATTATCTGTTGTTAATACAGACACAGCACAGTTTAAAATACAAATATCAAACAACAATTCTACTTGGGTAACATTGCATACTATTGCAGTAACTAGTTACCCGCAAAACATTCGGATTAGAAACAACGTAGTTTATTCTAGCCCTTACGTTAGGTTAGTAAGAACAGGTGATACTGGCGATCTAGGCACTCAAAAGCTGTCTATTTCTGATTTTAATACTTATCTAGAAACTGGCAGCGCATCTCCTGTTAAAACATTTGATTTTAGCATTGAGGACGATAGACGTTACTTAGTTGTTATTAGTCAGGGTAATGGTGCTTTCTATCGGATTCCTTACGAGGGCCAAGCAGGTACTACGTTTGTAGGTGACATTAGGCTTCCATACACTGCTGCTCAAGTAACTGGAGTGCGTGACGCTCAAACAGAAAATGTTATGCTATTGTTCCATGAGGAACATCCATCTAAACGAATTATCAATGACGGTGCTAATAACGCAAATTCTTTTGTTGTAGATAACATTCCATTCTTAAACGTCCCTCAGTACGATTATGATGATGCCAGCAGCCCTACACCTACTAATGATGTGCAAATTTTGACGTTTGGATCGCAATTTGTTGCAGGAGATACATATCAAATTGATGTAGAAGGCGTGTTAAGTAAAAGCATTACCTTTGCTGGTGACACTGGCGGTAATCAAGAATCATCTACAACTTTTAACTTACAAAAGAATCTACAAGAAATGCCTGTGTTTGGTGAGTCAGGTGTTGATGTAGCTAGAACTGGTGTTTTGCAATACACAATTACTATTAGTGGCGAGTCTACTAAAAACTTTGAAGTGTTTACTGGATTTCCTACTAGTGGTATTAGCCATGCAAACCAAAAAATCACGTTTGCTAAAACTCAAAATGGCTCCCCACGCAAAGAAGATGTTTGGAGTGCTACCCGTGGTTATCCTAAAATGGGCGCATTCCATGAAGGCCGCTTATGGTTAGGTGGTACTAGGTCTAAACCGCAAAGTTTATTTGCCTCTAAGTCTGGATCATTTTTTGATTACTTCTTTGAAGAAGGTTCTGATGATGAAGGTATGTTTATTACTATTACTGCTAGAAGTTTAACTGACATTGTAGATATTAACTCTGATCGCGGGTTACAGATATTTACTACTGGCGCTGAATTTCTTGTTAAAAACAACACTCCATCTACAGTGTCTATTGTTGCTCAGACTCAGCATGGTGCAGCAGACCTAGAAGCTCAGTCAGTAGATGGTGCTACTTTGTTTGTAGACCAGAACGGTAGAACGCTGAGACAGTATCTGTTTAATTTTAACGAGGATGCTTATACGTCTAATGACATATCAGTGTTGTCCTCTCAGCTTATTAATAACCCACAAGACATCTCTATATTGTCAGGTACTACTTCAGAAGATGCTAACTGGGTATTTATCATCAATCAGGACGGCACAGGAGCCGTTCTAAACACCGTTAGATCTCAGGACATCAATGGGTTCACTAAGTGGATTAATGGCGACACAGGCATCTCAGACAAGCTTAAACTGGCTTCTGTAACGTCAGTTAACAACGAGATGTATATTGTTAACAGTCGCGGTGGATTAACCCCCTGGTACTTTATTGAACGGTGGAGTTTTGATCACCTAATGGATTCGTCTGTTAAGCTGTCTAATGTCACTACTAATGTAGTTAATTTGGGTACAGACCACCTAAACAATAAAGTTGTTAGTGTTCTAGCTAATGGAAACACATTACCTAAAAGACAAGTAGACCTTAACAACGGCACAATTACATTAACTAATGAAGAGCTTTCTGGGGGTGCATTGAATTTGGAGGTAGGGTATAACTTTGTACCTAAGATTGTGCCAATGCCGTTAAACACCAGTTCTCAAGCTATTAGCCAAAACGCTATGCGAGAAAAGAAGATTACTCGTATGAACATTAGAGTGTATGAAAGTGCTAATGTGTATATTGATGACAACCCTGTTCCAGTAAGAGCATTTGGAGAGTCTGCTAATAGCCCTGTAGGCACCCCCTTTGAGATTAAAACTGGTATTATTCAGGATAACAATGGTGGTAACGGTTGGGGTGTAGACGTAGTTCCTGTAATTACTGTACCTGATGCCGCGCCATTCCATATTCAGGCTATTGAATACGAGGTAGAATCATCGTGAATCTAGCAGTTCAAGACAACATCTATAAGTTTCAGTCTATGCTTCAGTCTAGCGACACTATAGAATTAGCTGTAGAGCATCATTTTTCTGATGGCCTGTATGCTAGAGAATTGTTTATTCCTGCTGGTGTTTGCCTTGTAGGGGCTTTGCATAAGACTCGTCACATGTACATGGTGATGAAAGGTAAGTGCAAAGTATCAAGTCAGTTTGGTGAACAAGAAATTGAAGCGCCTTTTATTGGTGAAACAATACCGGGTACTAAACGCATTATCTATGCAGAAACTGATTGTGTCTGGGTAGGGTTTCATCCTACAGACCTTACAGACCCAGAAGAAATTGGCAAGCAAATTTTAGAACCGGAGAAAGTTTAATGTGGGCAATCGTAGCGGCTATTGCTGTCTCCACTGTTACAACAGCAGTGGGACAGAGAAACGCTGGTAAAGCACAGCAAATAGAAATGAATCGAGCCGCAGAAGAGGAAAAGATTGCTGCCGAATCTCTTGAGCTACAGCGTAAACAAGAACTAAATAAAGTCTTAGCTGCTAACAATGCTGCTTTAGCTGCTGGCAATATAGGCATGGAAGGTACGCCTTCTAGTATTGCTTTAGCATCTGCTGAACAAGCTAGTCTTAGTGAAGGCATGGCTGGTCTAAGCTCTCGTTTAAAGCAAGCTCAGTTTAAACGCCAAGGTGCAACAGCAAAAAGTGCAGGTAATCTTTCTGCTGCTAGTACATTGCTGTCTGGTACTGCACAAATTGGACAAGCATACAATGCTGCTCAAGATCGAAAAACATAAAGGGTAATAAAGATGGCACAAAAACCA